GTCATTTGCCATCAATACCATAATCAACCTCTTTTGCAGAAGTAGGATCAATGGCTTTGATAACAGGAGCAATAATTGCACCAAGCAAAATTGCGTATTCAGGTTTCATATCTCCCACAATGGCAAGAGCCACAGTTATTCCAGAAGCTGCAACAGCTCTCAAATATGACTTTATCGCTGCTTTATGTTTCTTAGTTAGTTTCATGCTTTGCCTCCTAGTAGTGGGATGTTAAAGAAATCGCCTGGTTGATTTGGTTTGAATGAAATATGTAAATGTTTATGATGGGGATTTATGCCGCGATACTTGACAAACTTCCAGAATGATTTAGCACTAGCAATTTTGCCTGCATGGATTACATACAGAATACGCTTATCTGTTTTTGCTGCCTGTCGAATCTGATCTGCCAAATCGAAACTAACTCCTTCTTGGTCAGAAAGGCGAGCGTCAATGTCGATGGCACAAACCTCACCCTGTTCGTTTGGGTTATGGTCAGATACTCTGGCTGAATGACGAGCATCACCAATCCACCCATCGCTGGCACGCTTGCGATCAGGGAAGCAGTCATCAGTTTGTTCTCTTAACTGAACGGCAGCCTTAGATAACCAAGCCTTCATTAGCCAAGTAACAATTTGAGTTCATCGGCAGTTATACCAAGACGATCAGCAATTGCTGCCTTAGCGGTTGCCTTTGCATCGGCTTCGGCTTGCTCAACTAATAAATCGGCTGCACGATTTTCTCTTGCTTTTTTTTCGGCAGCAGTTTCATTACGCTCAGTTATAGTTTCTTCGCCTGTTAGTGCATTAAACTCTTTTTCAATTATTTTCATCATTACTCCTTATGCGCTTGTATAAACTCGGATATTGCCATCATCAAAATTGCCTGTTCCTGAAATAATAGATACAGATGTAATTGCTGCACTATTGTTCCAATAACCACCAATTCCATAACCTTGATTTCCAGTGTTTCCACCAGGAGAAACGCCAGTTTGAGCATTATAAACTTTGTTTCCGCTAGAGTTACATCCAGTAATAATCATATAACCACCGAGTGCGCTGCTAGCACTACCCGACATTTCACCAATAACGATTGAATCTTGATTTGTTGCCGCAAATGCTCTGAAAACAAAATTATCATAAGTGCTTCTGTATGTGCTACCCATACCAAAATAATTGTAATTGCTAGCACTGCTTGTATTAAAACGAATGCTAAACACACTGCTAGCACTTGCAGAACTAGCAGTATCTATAAAGATCGCAATTTTATCTGCGCCCGAAATACCAGAAACTGTAATAGTTGCAGCACCAGTCAATGCTGTGCCACCTGCATTAAGTAAAGTCCAGTTTGCACCAGCGGCAGTAGGTGTTGCCCAACTTGGCAATCCTGCTGCAACTGTTAAAACTTGACCAGTAGTTCCAATTCCTAATCTTGCAGGAGTTGTTCCACTTGATGAATAAATTGTGTCGCCTGTCGTAGTCATTGGATTAGTCATTCCAGCATTATCGCTTGACCACTCAGGGGCAGTTGCACCGCTATTCACTTTTAATACTTGACCAGCAGTTCCAAGTGGTAACCTAGTATTTACATTTGATGTTGATGAACGATAAGAAATATCGCCAAGAGTTGTTTCTGGATTTAAGTTTTTTGTGGTTGTATCAATTGATGAACCAAGTGTGCGAATCGCGCTGGCTCCGTCTTTAACCAACGCAGAATCATCGGGTGTTTGCCAGCCATAATTGGTAGTAGTTGCCATATTGTCCTTTATCTCAGGCTACGATTGTAGCGTATTCCCATGTTAAAGTATTGCTTAAAGTGTTCCAAGCCTCACCGATTGGCACAGTATTCCATCGCATAGCGACTTGGCTAAACGCAACTGGTGAAAGATTTATTGTCAGAAATAGTTCATTAAACCGAGTGCTCCAACGCCAGCCTTCAACATAACCTTCAAATTCCCCACCTGAAATCTGATCAGGTAGGTTTGTGATATTTAACGGCTGACCCATAAAGACCCCAAGAAGGTTATCTCTATCTGAGTTATCAATCTCAGGATTTGTCAATGGGAAAGTAATGCTTTGGAATACTGGTTGTGGGAAGGCTCTTTGAGCAATATAGCGATCTGCCACAGCTTGAGCATCGACAGCTGAATGAAGCACTGATTGAATGCTTTCTGCTTTATAGCCATAAGTTGCAATTGATGTTGCACTTGTAGCTGTTTTTTGAGATCCAAAGTTATTGCCATAGTTGATATAAACATCGTTTCGAATATCACCTGATCGAGTGATAGTTGATAATCCTGAACCTAAAGCGTGGTTTGCATCAAGATCAACATAACCATTGGTCAGTAGGTAATTCTGTCTATGGTCTGCATCGGCATAACCAATATTGCCTGCATTGTCCTCATACAAATATCCAAATGCTGAGTTTGCTATTAATGAAGCGATATTGTAAATAGTGTCGGGTGATGCTGCCCGATTTTCCATTGTATAAAGTCCGGGTTGATCGATCTCACCAAGTCCTAGATTTGAAGCATTAGCCCAAGTTTCAGTTGCAGAATATGTTGCCCATGTTGAAGCTGCTGCAACTTCAGCCCAAGTGCCAAGCAATACGCTAGACAATAAATCATAAATCTGGTTGCCATCCTCATCCTGAGAAATCGTGCCATCGTAGATCTCTTTTGCTAACTTAACCAAAGATCCCATTGCAAGGATTGTGTAATTAACTACCTTAGATACGCCTCCAAATGCACCAACCTCAACAGTTAAGTCGGTGATATCTCCACCAAATAAATTAACATAAGTTCCTGCACTGTTTTTGACCTGTAAAGCAAAACTATCATTAATCGCAAATGGCAAGGTTTGACCTGATAAAGCGATTAAAGTTACCTGCATATAAGAAGGGGATGGTTGAGTGTAAAGATCATCTCGACCAGCTTGATGTTGAATATCGCTTATTGCTATGTTTGTGTAATCAGTTCCAGCAACAGTCAGTTTCCATTCAGGCGTAAAGACAGTCATCAATTACCTCGGACGCTTGTGCCGCTCAATGCTGGAATTGATCTTGCTGCGCTTTGGTTAATTACTTTAGCAACAGCTCTTGCTGCGCTTTCGCTATCTATTGTCTGAACTGTAATGTTATTTACTGTCGTGCCACTTGATCGGCCTTCTCTGGCATTTGGATTTTGTGGAAGTGTTGGAATTCCGGCAGCTGATGGGGCAATGTTTGGAATTGATCCAATATTAACGCCCGGGATTATATTGACCACTCTGATTAACTCATTGGCAAGTGATATTACCAATCCAATTGCTTCACGCAGGAATGTAATAAATCCTGAAACAATTCCAGCAACTACCGCAATTGCTTTTCCAAAACTTTCAGCACCTCTTTGAGTTTCAGCAAGTCCAGCACTTAATCCTTTATCTCCAGTTAGTCCAGCAATAAATGCGTTTAATGTTGGAATGCCAGTATCGTTTAAGAATGTAATAAACTTTTCAACCTGTGGCAATAAAGCAACGCCTAGACTTTCCTTAGCCTCATCAAATCCAACTTTTAATCGATCAATCTTGCCTTGAAAGGTTTCAGCGTTTGCAGCTGCTGCGCCACCATAAAGATCAGATAATCTTTGTTGCACTTCAGTAAATGAAAGGGTTGAAAGTTCGGCTTTAGATAATCCAAGTCCAAGTCTGCCAAGAGCTGTGGTGTTGCCATCCTGAGCACGACCCAAAGCATTTGCAACTGTTTCTAATTCAATTCCTTTACCTTTAGAAATATCTAAAGCAAGGCTTAATAATCTTTGGGCTTCACCAGTATCTTTGGTGCTAACTGCAAGTCTTTGTAAGGCTGGACGAAGGCTGTCATCTGCAACGCCTGTCGCTAAAGATGTCTGAAGGATAAAATCCTCAGTTGCCTTTATTTGACCTTCAGTTGCCCCTGTGGCGGTTCTTAAAGCAGCAGCTAACCTTAACTGTGCCTGCTCATCCTCAATGGCTGCTTTGACCCCATCAATGGCTAATTTAGTGCCATAAGCAACGGCAGCAGCAGCAGCGACCGCGAATGCAGCAGCAGCTTTCTTTCCAAACTCGCCAATCTTGCTTGCATTAATTTCAACGGCTTTGTCAGCTTCGCCAAGTTTCTTTTTAAGATCATCGACATCGGCAAGGATCGAGAGTTTAAGCGTGCGATTACCAGTTGCCATTAGACCCATTCCTTAATAATGCGATCAAAACTTTGTTCCCATTTGTTAATCAATTCAGGCTGAATTCTGCGAAGGGTTGGATAAATGAACCATCCGCGAGATCCACGACCTTGCCGTCCCGAATAACTAGGAAACTGTTTGAATTTATTTGAACCAAACTCAACGCCACCCCATAGGGTTTGTGTAGTAGCACCACCTGAAAACTTTTGTCTTGCGAAGCCATAACGGAATTCGCCGATCTTACTTGATTTAGAGATGCTAACGCCGTCTGCGACTCTTTCCGCAACTTTGCCAGCCTTTGTTCTAGTTCTAGCTGCTTGTTTAATTTCCTCAGATGCAAAATACGCCAAAGCAGCAGACTGCGCTCTTGCTTCCTCAGTAGCCTGGTCATCCATAAGTTTGAACGCCTTGTAAATATCGCGGAGATCGGATTTGTTATAAGCAATAGTTTCATTTGCCATACCTCGCCTCCAATACTTCGATCGCTGTTAAAATATCGTCTGAATCAACCCATTCGCTCATTGGTATTTGAGTAGCAATTGCTAACTCCACCAATAATCTGCTTAGGCTTCCTGCTGGGTGGCTTTTGGGTTTGCATCACCGACAATGACATCGCTGACTGTTTCCATCCAAGCCTCAAATGGTTTAACTGGTTTTCCAGCAGCTTCGCGCT